TGATTCCAAATGGGAAGCAGAGCGTTATGGTCAACTTGCATCTATGCAAATGGCAGGTGTTGTTGAAGATTTAGAACGACAAGTAAAGTTCGATATAATTATAAATGATATTAAAATTTGTAAATATGTTGCCGACTTTGTTTATACATTAGTTCATGAAGATGGAAAAAAAGAAAAAATTGTTGAGGATGCAAAAGGAGTGCAAACCACTGATTTTAAAATAAAAATGAAGCTAATGAAAGCTGTTAATAACATAGAAATTAAAATTTCTAAAAAAAAGTAGTTGACATTTTTGTGGGAAATTCCCATGTTATAAGTTCCTAACAATTATATGAGGTGTACTATGTCAAAGGTAGAATACATTGAAAAGTTTAATCTTGCTGAAACACAAGCACGATTAAATGAAAATCTTAAAAAAGCTCAGAAAGATTTACAAGAGTTTAATAAGTATCTTGAAGAGCGTTACACACAAAAGGCACAACAAGTTCTAAATGATAGCGGTAAAGACTTTGGTACTGCTAATCTTTTAGAGGGTAATACGCAGGTCAAAGTAGAGTTGCGTAAAAAGGTAGCTTGGGATCAAGAGGGCTTGATAAAGTATCTTAATACTTTAAAGGCAGAAGATGCAGACCACTTATCTAAGGTATCTGTTACCGTGCCTGAGTCAAAATATTCTAATGCTTTACCTGCTATTCAGCACGAACTTAAAAAGTTTCGCACTGTTTCTTTGCAGGGTGTAAAAGTAACATTTGAGGGAGAAGAATAATGTTAAAAATAATATCAGCCGACGAGAGAATGGCAGAAGAAAGAGGTCATAAAATCGTTATTGGTGGACCAAGTGGTGTCGGTAAGACTAGCTTGGTTCGCACAATGGACTCAGAAAAAACTTTGTTTATGGATTTAGAAGCAGGAGATGCCGCAATACAGGGGTGGCCTATAGATGTTATCCGCCCTAGAACATGGCAAGAATGTCGTGATTTTGCTTGTTATATTGGTGGTAGCAATCCTGCTTTAAATGATGATCAAGTCTATTCTAAAGCACACTATGAACAACTCTGCAAAGAAAAGGGCAACCCGCAAGAATGGTTGGCAAAATATGACAGTATATTTATTGATAGTATTACTGTAGCAGGTAGGTTGTGTTTTCAATGGTGTCAAAGTCAACCCGATTGCAAAACTTCTAACGGCAGGCTCGATACTCGAGCCGCCTACGGTATGCAGGGTCGTGAAATGATGGCTTGGCTTACGCATTTGCAACATATTAGAGATAAGAATGTTGTATTTGTTGGTATACTAGATAGTCGCACAGACGACTACGGTAGACCAATACATGATTTACAAATAGAAGGCTCTAAGACGGGTCGTGAACTACCAGGGATTGTGGACGAAGTTATTACTATGGCAATAATGCCAGGTGATGAAAACACTCCACCATACCGTGCGTTTGTATGTCATACTCTAAACGAATGGAATTATCCTGCAAAGGATAGATCGGGTTGTTTAGATTTGTTAGAACCACCTCACTTAGGTAATCTGTTAAAAAAGATGTCAGGTAACACTAAGGCAGAGGATCGTTTGTTAACTTTTAGTTTATTAAATAAAAACAATGGAGAGGTAAATGCTTAATTTTAATGACGTAGAACCCGATAAGGGGTTAGAACCACTAGAACTTATACCTGCAAATACTGTTGCAAGGGTAACTCTAAAGATTGAAGAGGGTCAAATTGAGATACCCGAGTTTGGTCAAGGTAATTTTTTTCGTGCAAGTGCTACAACAAAAGCAAAATGGTTGCCTATTGAGTTTACTATTACAAGCGGTAAACATAAAGGACGTAAGTTATGGCACAAATTGTTTGTTGATGGCGATAAGATTGCCGAGGGTGGTATGCCACAAGCTAAACAGATTGGTTTGCGTACCATGCGTTCTATTTTAGAAAGTGCCCGTCAAATCCGTACTGATGATATGTCGCCTGAAGCAAATGCTAAGAGACAAATAAATTCTATCGAAGATTTAAATGGTATGAATTTATGTATTAGAATTGGTATAGAAAAAGGCACTAATGGTTACGGTGATAAGAACTCATTGATTGCACCTTTAACACCTGGTCAAACAGATTATATACTTTCTGATTTGCCTACTGAACCACAGGTTCAGCAAGTGCAACAAACAACTTCTAATCCAACACCCGATTGGGCTAAACAATAAGTTTCTAAGATTTCTAGCGTCAACACCTTGTAGTGCGTTAGGACTATGTTTGGGGAGTACATAGGAGGCAAAACTCCCCACCATTATGAAAGGGGATAGTGATGGATGATATCTTATTTGCAAATCAAGTATTAGCTGGATTATCAAATCCAGACAGAGGTATCTATTATTTCTGTAGTAATAAAAAAGCTGGTAAAAAAGATACAAATAAAAATGCTATTATGGCATCAAGAAGAGCTAGAAGAGAATTAGTTGATGCTCAAAAGTTTTTTATTGATAACAAACTGTTAGAAGTAGCAACAAATTTATCTTATGAAAGTCCAACTAAATTAGTAGAATTAGCTAAAAGAGCAATACCACCATTTAATAATATGTGGATTGAATGGGATGAAAAATCAAGATTAAATATTTGTGATCATAGGTTAAATGAAAGTCTTAGATCAACCTATAATGGTTTAGAAAAAAAATATCAAGGTTTAGAAAAGGTTGGTTATCATATTCAAAAAATTAATAATCAATATTTTTATACAATGTATGGTGTCGATAAAAATTTTGCAAACGGCAAAATACTTTGTTCTGGAAATGGTTTCTATTTTTCTAATGACAATAAGTTATTATCACAAGCATTTAAGGATATTGTTGACTGGGATAGAAATGTAAATGTACGTGATAAAAAATTACTAGAGTCAAGCAGAACAAAAACTATGGAGAGTTTGCTTGGTAATGGGTACATGAAATCAGTCAAAGAAAAAAATAACAATAAAGCATTTGGATGGTTTAAAGATAGGATTGAAACAGGTCAATCCATTGGCATAGAAATGTTTCTTACCGATAAACAATTTAACAGTGGTTTTGACCATGATCGTATGAGTAAGCAAGTTGAGGG